AGGAACAACCAACAATGTTATACGTTTAAGCATTTTAATTTTTCCCCCATCTCTTCCCGTTAAAGATACCCCATCCAAGCCGCCTCATTTCTACGCGGACTGCTGACCCGCCAAGTCTGAGCCCCCTCCGTCGATCTCCCGCGACTCTTTGGCCGATTGCTCAAGGATGGTTAGCGCCGCTTTTTTAATGTCTGTGCTGGCATGCTCCCAGGCATCAAGCAGGCGTACCGCATCTGGTTTCAGTTCATTTTTATAAGGCGCGAGTTCTTCGTGGACCTCGCTGCGCAGCCTATCCTTGATTTTTTCCACCGTTTTGGGATTGCCAAAAATTAACATCTCGATTGGATCAGTAGGCGGCAGTTCTTGGCCTACCCCTTCGCCGGTGATCAGGTAGTCGAGCGAAACATTGCCAATCTCGGCAATCTTTACAAGGGCAACTGTCCCTGGGTCAGTTTCGCCCCTGATCTGGCGGCCAACCGCACCTTCTTTTATCCCAAGTTTCTCTCCAAGCTTCGCACGGCTAATGCCAGCCTTCTTGATAACACCCTCAATCCTGATGCCGATTTCTCTCAAGTTCGTTTCCATGAAAGAAAAATACCAGATAATTACAAAAAAAAATATAGTGTCATTTTTTGTGACATTTTAAACAATATCAGACACTTATGATTTAATTAAATGAGGAATTACCGCTAATATACTATTTTGAATCACATTTACTGCTTGACTCGTCATTTTCAGTAGTTTATGTTTGCTACAAATAACGACGGAGAACGAAATGACGATTGGTGAAAAAATAAAAAACTCAAGAAAATCAGCAGGGATGACAAGAGACGAGCTTGCCGAGCGCCTCGGTATGTCACCAGGTGCGGTTAGTAAAATAGAAAATGAGGTTATGAAATTTGGGCCAACTCCCGACACTATTATAAAAATCTCCGACATTCTTAAAGACAAAACCATCCTCACCTACGCCCTCATGCACAACCCCATCTGCCAACGCATTATCCCCAGGGCCTTCCGCCCTTTAAACAACACCAAAACAGACCCATCAGCCATCCTCGCCAAACTGATAGAAGAGCTGGAGGAGGCTATCGAAGCCGCCAAGATTCTGTCTCGGCCTTTTTCTCACGCCGATCCGGAGAGCACTCCGAAATTCAAAGGCACGCTGTTTGCCAACCTGGAGCAGATTCTGGATGTGTCGCGCAATATTGAGGAGATGTTCGAGAAGCTCAAGGCTTGCGGGGTGTTGTCGGAAGAAGAGCACCTGGAGATATATATCCATCAGCAGGCCAAATGCGAAGCCAACGGCCACCACAAGGCGGAGGTTGCGTGATGAAGATAATTTTACTTTATGGGACCGGCAAAGGGAAAACCTTTTTGAGAGATGCTCTTGGCAAGCACTACTCGGATTTGGGCATCCCTTATCATGGTGCCGCGATCAGTCGGGTTGAAGAAGCGGTAAAACTTGTACAAGAACCCTTTCCGTCCACCGGCTTTTTAATTTTAGACACCAACCTCCCTTTAGAGAGCTTCGTTGGCTTCGAATTCTGGCAGACAGTTGAATTTAAGGGCGCCACTATTTTAAATCAAAGCGATTTTCTAAAAATAGACACCGATGGGGTTGCGTGATGAAGAAGCTTTTTAGGCGTTTCATCTGCAAGATCATGGGCCATCACTATCCGACATTAACGTTCACTTCGAATGTTCTCTATTTTTGTAGCCGGTGTGGCAAGGAGATGTTCGACAGGTCCTTTGATGATCTTGAGCCCATGTCTGAAGATGAGCGGGATGCTTTTTTGGATGATCTCGATAGGGAGGAGGCCGGTTTATGAGACTAAGCGATGTGGTTTGCCTGACTGGTAGGCGCATGATTGTCGGCATTGAGACAAACAAGGCCCAGAAGATCGACGCGGCCACAATCAAGGCTCTTGTCGGCGGAGACAGCATTCCCTGCCGCCGGCCAAACTTGACGGAGACTGCGTGATGATTACCCACGACGAGTTGATAGAAGTTTGTCAGGAGATCGGCACGGTGGTTGAAAGTAATTACTCTTTCAGCCGCGGCTTGAAACACCTGCTCGTTGGTAAAAGTTTTGAAACGCTGACGGTTGCGGAGCTGCTGTCGCTGATTAACCAGCGGCGGGTTGATTACAACCGGCTATACCAAAAACAGGCGGCGCTATGAGCAGCAACCTGACCGCATTGCTTGAGCAGCACCGGCAACTCAACGCGGCTATTCTGGCCCGCCTGGAGGATCCGTCTCCTGCCGAGTCACCGGTGGGAACCCGTTCGTATGGCGAGGAAATGGATCAGAACTATCGACTGATCCTTATCCGCAAAACCCAGGGTGAAGAGGCGTGGCGGATCGCTCACAAGGCGGTGATGGCCGAGCGCAAAAAGAAGATGCGGCACGCAAGCCGCCGCAAGCGATAAGCGGCTCATTAGTGGCCGCGTGGCTCTCCGGGTTTATCCCCCTCCTTGAACCCGGAGAGCGCTTTTAATTTTATGCGTCAGGGGCGTCCCCTATATTTTTTTGCCTATGACCTACAACTTTAGTTAATGGCTGGATATCTAAAGAGCTGTTTTTGCGAGGAACTTATGCGCGAGAAACTCCTAACTACTTTTAGTCTGATCATCACCGCCATCATTATGGCCGGGTTGATGGTGATGGCGGTTGATGCGCTGGATTTAGAGGCTCAGGCGCTGGAGCAACGCACCGCCGAGCATGTTGCGAGGATGCAGTGATCTGTATCTGCGGATGGTGCAGGGAGAGCCTCGGTTACCGGGTTGGTCCGGTTGGCGAGGAGACCACTGGGATCTGCGATAAATGCCGCGATGCCGAGCTGGCTAAGATTGTCCGGCCGTTCTCGGTGCCGCCGGTTGAGGATGGCAAGTAATGGCGTACGAGGGTTTGGCGACTGTTGGCGCATGCACCAAGGGTGATCTGCCTGAGCGCAACCAGTATGACATCCATTGCCCGTTGATGGGTGGGCCTGACTACAAGCTCAACTATGTGTCTGCGGGCTGCCTGGAGCGCCAACTTTACAACGGCTGCTCGGCTAACGGTTGTAAGCACCTCAAAACCAATATCGTTAAAAAGAAGTCGATCGAGCCGCAAGCACGAGTTTATACGCTGGGCGAGTTCGTGCACGGCAAAAGGGCTGCGGCCTGTGCCGAGTGCGGGATTGTTCGACCGATCGTCGGTCGAGGTTGCTGCGGTGGCTGCATGATGCGACTAAGAAAACTGGGCACGCTCGATGCGCTGCATCCACAGAAAAAGGGTGGGCGAAAGAAGAAAACCACGGAGGGCTCAAAAAGCAACAGGCTTGCCGATCCGGTATCTGCCGAGGAAAAACCGGAGACTAAACAGGCACGCCTCGGCGTTGCAGAGCCCGCTCAAAAGGGAACGACGCCGGATCTAGTCGTGACAGCCGGAGAGACGGCCCAACCTTTGGAGGTGAACGTGGGTACGAACAAAACTATAGCAGTGTGCGTTCAGTGCGATCGCAAGATGACTCTGATTGCGCGTGGGCTTTGCGGCAAATGCTACAACGCTCACAGGAAGGCCGGCACTCTCGATGAGAAGTATCCGGCAAAGCGAGTAGTTAAGGTCACAAATGCCCAGCCAGAATATTCCCCAGACAGCGTTGCTTTTGTCCGGGAAGTCACCCCTGCTGTGGCCGGAGTTGGAGGCCCGCAGATAAGGCTTACGGTCATCTTTAAAAGCGAGAAAGACACCGCCCTGGCCGACCAGCTGCAGGAATGGGCAGACGATGAGCGCCGCACGGTGGAAGCGCAGATCCTCTGGGTGCTTGATCAACATGTGACCAATCGCATCAACGGGCGACAGGTATGAGGTGCTGTGATTGCGTCTGGTGGCGTCGCCTCTTTTGCATCATCGAATGCGATGCTCACATGGCGGCCCGGCGTTTGCGGGAGATACTGGTTGCCGAAAGGAGGCGTGATGCTTGAGTTGATCTGCTGGGTTGGTGTTGGGTTGGCGATTATCAGCGCTGCGGCCATGATCTCGTTTGTGTGCCACGAGGAAGCTGACGAGCGGCGTGAACATCACAGGAACAAACACCGGGGTCCGTTATGATCTGGGTGCCATGCCGCAGCTGCAAGAAGCAGCGCACGTGCCCGGAACGCAATACTATGCATCGCGCCGCTGTTTTCGCATGGGCCAAAGATCAAACCGCTGAATGCCCGGCGCATGTCTTGATCGAGCATGGCCCGTCAACCTTCTCCCCATGCCCCTCTCGACTGGTTCGGCAAGGATTGTAGATGATAAAACTTGACGAACGTTCATTCCAGGAGGATTTCCAGAAGATCAAGCTGTGGCTGTCTCATGCCCAGAAGGAAATCCCGTTTGCGATGGCTTTCACCCTGACGAAGATGGGTCAAGCGGGCAAGGCGGGTGTCACGAAAAACCTGCCGAAGATTTTTAAGAATCCAACGCCGTGGACCATGAAGAGTATTTTTCTACAGGCCGCGACGAAGACCAACCTGGTTGCGGTTGTCTACATCAAAGACGGAAGTCGATCCTCTCTGTTGCATCATATTCAAGGGGGAAAGCGGCCGGAAAAAGGCTACGAGTACAACATGCGCCGCACGGGGATTCTGAAAGGCTCCAACCAGTACACAGTTCCCGCAAAAAGAATGAGGTTGAATAAGTACGGGAACCTGACCATGGGTCTGATCAATAAGATTTCTTCCTCTGTCGGCGCCCAACTGGATCCGCTGGCAAACACCACGCGGAATTCTCTCAAGAGGAACGCGAGCCAGGGTAATTATTTCCTGGTCAAGCGATCAGACGGAACGCCGTCGGGCATCTATGAGACCAAGGGTAGCGGATCGAACCAGACGCTGCAGCCGGTCTTGATCTTTGTGAAGTCGCCAACCTACCGCCGTCGCTTTCCTTTCCATGAAATCGTCAGCGACGATGGGTACGACGCCATGGATCAGGCTATTGAAGATGTTTTGAAGTATGTGTTCAGCAAATGATGAGTCAACAGCAGGAGCATTGTGGATTTATTTATTCACGGGTCCTTCCCAGGGGTTGCGCGTACGAGGTAATGCGAACCCCGCTTTTTGAGTCCATTTGTTGTTTTGATTTCTGTTGTAACAATGTAATTTTACAAGGGTTTTTATAATGTCTCTTAGGGATTTGACAACCTATCGCAACCTTGACGAGGATATCAGCCGCGCCTGGTGGCTCCAGTGTCTGCACCCTGCCGGCCCGCGCTGCCCACGATGCAAAAGTTCCGTGGTTGACAGCCGCGTTGCCACATGGCGATCTGGCGGCCGGGTGCGTTGCGTCTGCGGTCGTCACTTCACCGCGCGCACCGGCACCGCCGCCCAGGGGATGACTGCCAACTGGCGGCAGCTGACCGTCCTGACCATCCTGGCTTTTCGCGGGTGCCGCATCGACGTGATCGCCGCGGCCTGTGATCTCAGCGACAACACCATCAGACAGTACCTCAAAAGGCTTCGGGCATGACTTGCGAAGACTGCCGCTTCGACGGCACACCCACCTGCAGCGAGTGCGGGCCGGATCTGGATCGGCATCAACCTCGGGAGACTGCCGCCGAGCTGCAGCAGATCGCCGCCGCCGTCGAGCAGCGCAGCACCGAGATGCTCGCCGCCCTCGATCCGGAAAAGGATCTGATCGATCCACGCTTTGTCAAGCAGTGCCTCGATGCCAACGAACGCGGCGACGGCGTGCTGTTCGCGGCGCTGAATCGCGGCAAGTTTCTGCGCAACATCAACGTCATCGATGTCAAGAAACTGGTCGCCTGGTACAAGTGGAACGGCCACGTCTGGCAGATTGACGATTACAACGACATCTTCAACGCCGCCGAAGCCCCTGCCCTGGCCTACCAGCAGCAGGCCGACATGCTCGCCGACGAGATCAAGAAAGACGGTATCAGCAAAACCATCAAGACCGACGAAGGCGTCATCCCGCATCCGCAAGCCTGGAAGCTCGACCTGTTGAAAAAATACAAAGCCCGCACCGAGCGCCTGCGCTCAGACAGCGGCATCAGCAAAACCATCAAGTTCGCGCCCATCGTCGATCAAACCATGGCCGCTGCCGAAGGCGATTTCAACCAGAAACCCTGGCTGCTCCCCTGCAAGAACGGCGTCATCGATCTGCAGACCGGACTGCTGGTGCGTGGCTGCCCCGGCGATCTGCTCACCAACGCCATCGATATCGATTACGATCCGCACGCCGATTACGCGGATTGGCAAACCTTTCTCGAAGAGATCTGCGACAGCAAAGAGGTCGCCGCCTTCATTAAGCGCAGCATCGGCTATGCCGCCACCGGTTTTTCCTACGAGCAATACATCTGGTGTTTCGTCGGCGCGGGCCGTAACGGCAAGGGCGTGCTTTTCGATCTCATCGGCGACATCCTCGGCCCCTACTACCACGAGATCAGCCGCGCCATGTTGGTCGAGCAGCGCACAGAACCTGGCCCGAACGCCGCCAGCGAGCACAAGTACAGTCTGATCGGCAAGCGCCTGATTCTCGGCAGCGAGACAAACAAGGGCCAGAAGATTGACGGTGCCGCCATCAAGAGCCTCACCGGCGAGGACCGCATCAACTGCCGGCCGAATTTCAAAAGCGAGATAAATTTCAAGGCGACGCATAGCCTTTTTCTGCAGACCAACCACCTACCCGCCGGGTTAACGCGCGATTTCGCCCTCAAGCAGCGCGCCTTAAAAATCGAGTTCCCCTGGATGTATGTCGACGATCCGGAGGCCGAAGCCAAGACGGCGCCCAACCACGCCGGGCGCTTCAAGCTGAAAGACAAGAACCTCAAGCAGCGACTGCGCCTGTGCAAGCCTGGCATCCTGCGCTGGATTGTCGAGGGCTGCCTGGAGTGGCAGCAGATTGGCATCACCCCGCCCGACTGCATCATCAAGGCGGTGGATGATTTAAGCAAGGAAGAGGATTACATCGGTCAGTTCATGGACGACTGCCTGACGCATACGCCGGATCAGGAGCTACTTAAAACCTACTCGGCTGATATCTACGACGTGTTTCGCTGGTGGTGGGCGCACAACATGGATAGCCAGGAGCGCCGCACCCCTGGCATCAAGTCGCTCAACACGCAGCTGCGTGATCGCGGCTGCCGCATCGACAAGATCGGCGGCAAGGTGTGGATGTTTCAGTACTTTGTCGACCCGTATATTGCCGCCGATGCGGCTGATTGGCAGAGCAAAAAGAAAGGTTCGTCCTGATGTCCTGGCTAATCCTGCCTTGTCCTGCTTCATAAAGGTTTGGAATAATTAAAGAAATAGTAAAAACAGGACAAGAGGACGAAAAAATCACGCGCACGTACGAGCGTATTATTTAAAAGGTGAAAACACATTTATTTGCTCGCGTATATATCCATATATTATGTCCTGATGTCCTGTTAGATATATAAATAATAATAAAAACGAGTAGTTAAGTAGCAGGACAAGCGCAGGACGAGGCAGGACAAGAGGACAACGGAGGAAAGATGAATAATTTACCGGGTTCAACGTTAACCGATATCGACGGAACAGACTATGAGCTCGCCGGTCTTGACTTCCCTGGGTGGAATAATCTTGAAGTGCATCGAGACGACATCCTTGGTTGGCATGATAAGCGGACCGCGAAGATGGTTTTTGTTATGGATCCTGATGGAGACCTTCTGGCAACACCCTGCGACGATGATGTCGAGTTGGTCATGTTGGTCAAGAAGTCAGAGGGATAATATGCTGAACATCACCGCCATCGCAGCCACCCACAACCTGCGCCAGCAGGGCAACCGCTACATCGGCCCCTGCCCGAAGTGCGGCGGCTCGGCGACTAGTGACAAGTTTCAGATCCGCGACGATGGCGGTTTCAAGTGCTACGCCTGCGGCTTCAAGGGCGATGCCATCACCTGGCTGCGCGAGATTGACGGCTTGTCCTGTCCGGAGGCGTTCGAGGCCGCCGGGCTTGCCTGCACCCGCACCACCTGCCCGGTCTATGCCGGCTGCCGCATGGGCGAAGGCAAGCACGGCCAAAGACCGCCGCGTCTGGCCGCCTCGGTGCAGGTGCCGCCGGTCAAAGCCGTCCGCGAGCGCCTCACCGCTCCACGCGATCCCGCCGCCACCTGGCTGCAGTGGGCCAGCGGCCTGCTCGCCAAGGCGCAAGCCAACCTGCAAAGCGATCGCGCCACTCTTGATTACCTGGCCGGTCGCGGCATCGGCCTGGCTGCCGCCACGGCTCACGGCCTGGGCGTGCTCACCCATCCGCAAAAGCCCAACCGCCAGAGCATCGGCCTGCCGCCGGAGCGCAACGGCAAGACCGCCCTGTGGATCCCCGCCGGGCTGGTCATCCCGACCATGGCCGGAGGTGCTCTGCACCGCCTGAGGATCCGTCGCACCGTGGAGGATCGCGCCAAGTTCTGCGACGATCTCAAGTACGTCTGGATCGAGGGCAGCGGCAAGGCGCCATTGCTGATCGAGCGCGAGCAGGCGCGCGGCACGGTTATCGTCGAGGCCGAGCTCGACGCCATCGCCTGCGCCGCAGCGCATGCCCAGATCAACGTCATCGCCCTGGGCACCGTCGATATGCCGGTCACCGCCGCGCAGCACCAACTGCTGCAGCAGACGCCGGTGATCCTGGTGGCCCTCGATGCCGACGCCGAGAGCGCCGCCGGTCAGAAGGCCGTCAAGGGCTGGCTCGCCAGCTACCGCCATGCCAAAGCCTGGCCCGTGCCCCTCGGTAAGGACCCGGGTGACTACGTTGCCGCCGGTCATCAGCTCAGCAGCTGGCTCAGCGCCGGTCTGCCGCCCTCGGTGCAGGCTTTACCGGCGAACCAGGACAACAGGCCAGACACCCTGCAGGCTTCTCCGGGGGGGGCGGGGCCGGTGGATATGATCCTGTTGCGCGGAACCTCGCGCCTCGGGGTGGATTTTGCGGTGGTGGCCAGCGAGAAATATCTAAATCAGGCGCAGCAGGAAGCTCCAGGAGCTGTTTTCTTTACGCCGGCCGAGTGGAGGTCTTGCCTGGGCATGTCGCCTGAGGAGGCGGACGCGGTGATGATGGCCAAACAGGTGTTTAATGGGACGATTCAGAAGCGGGAAATTGGAGGAGGATTGAGATGAACGAAGAGGAAATCGAACTTGCCCGGAAGAAGGGCAAGCTTTGCTGGCGACCAAAGATCTACACAGTCGATGAAGAAAAAAGGTTTAGGACTCAAGACGGGGTCGAGTATCGAATCAAAAAAGGTTCCGACAAGCACGCCGCCCGCGGCACAGCTCAGGCTATCATCCCACGCAACAGAATGTCAAAGAAGGCGCGCCGGAAGATGCGCCGCGAAATGGGTGTTTAATGGGACGATTCAGGGGAGGGTGAAATCAGAGCAGAACTGAGCCGTCAAAACAAAAATATCAGAACGGCAGTACCATGTCGGGCCTGCCCATATCATTGATCTACAACTAAGGGAGGATCGAGGCGATGAAAATTACAGATCAACCGGAACTATGTCTTGAAACGTTGGGAGGAGGGGCGGCTCGCGAGAAGTTTCAGGCCGAGCTCGAGAAGGTCCTCAAAAATATCGCGGACCCGAACGCAGCAGACGGAAAGCGAGAAATTGTTTTGAAGGTTGTTATTACTCCGAACGCTAAACGCAGTAGCTGTGACGTTGATATTTTTACGTCATGCAAACTGCAGGCTGACGTGCCTTATTCGACAAACGCCTTCATCGGTCGTGTCGGAGCTCGCCATGCAGCCTGGGAGCACAATCCAGACCAAATGCGTTTACCAATGTCTAGTGACGATATCCAGGGAACACCTTCCCAGAAAGTAATTGGAGGTCAACAATGATCCAGGAAGCTATCAATAAAATTCTCGAGGTTGGCGGTCAGGTCCAACAGTTCGAGGTTCTCAATCGTGATTTCGTTGCCCTGCACGGATCTTACAAAGAGATTACCCCGATCAGGTTTGACACGATCAAGGTCCACACGCTGCAGGCTATTGTTGATTACTTCAACGAAGGGTCAGATGTTTTAGTAGAAGATGCCATCATTCACGTCTTGTCGCCAGCAACCGTTCGCGTCATCGACAAACAGCTCTGCCCAACTTACGGCTATCGGGATGTTTATGTTGAGTCTTCGTTGAATTTGGGTGAGTTCCCTTTTGGCCGGTTTCTCGAACAGGAGTTGATGGTTATCAACCTTTTGACCATGTTCAAGGAAAATCCATTGCGTGACGAGATCATCAAGGCCGTCTCAGGTCTGATCGTGACCGGTGAGGTTGAAGTGGCCGACGATGGTGTGAGCCAGCAAGTAAAGACGCGAACAGGTGTGTCGCGCCTGGAGTCTGTCGAAATCAAAAACCCTGTGAAGCTGAAGCCGATCAGGACCTTCTCCGAGGTTGAGCAGGTCGAAGCTCCTTACGTTGTCAGGGTGCAGGCCCGTGACGGCGCAAAACCACAAATCGCAATCTTCGAGGCTGACGGAGGTGCGTGGGAGAATGTCGCTATAGCTCGTATCGTCGAGTGGCTTGGCAACAAAGTACCAGGCGTGAAAATCCTTGGATAATTAACAAGCCTGGTGACGTAAAAACTTTTTTGCGTCACCAGGGTCTAAGGTAGGTTGATGCTCAACTCTCTAAAAAAAGGCATGCAATGAAATCCAATTACCGCACCACCACCCAGATCCCTCTCGGCCTGCACGACATGGTCGTCGACAACTTCGCCGGCGGTGGTGGTGCCTCGACCGGCATTGAGGCCGCCATGGGGCGTCAGGTTGATGTCGCTATTAATCACGACCTGGACGCGGTTGAGCTGCACACGATCAATCATCCGCACACCCGGCACCTGTGTGAATCGGTGTGGGATGTCGACCCAGCCAAGCTCTGCGCGGGTCGCCCGGTGAGGTTGGCGTGGTTCTCTCCGGACTGCACCCATTTTTCCAAAGCCAAAGGTGGCCGCCCGGTAAAAAAGGAAGTGCGCGGCCTGGCTTGGGTCGTGCTGCGCTGGGCCGCAGCGGTCAAACCCTCCGTGATCATGCTGGAGAACGTCGAAGAGTTCAAAACGTGGGGCCCGCTCGGCAAGGACAACCTGCCCTGCCCGTTGCGTAAAGGCAAAACCTTTTCCCGCTGGAAGTCACAACTGCAGGCGATGGGTTACACCATCGAGCACCGTGAGCTGCGCGCCTGCGACTATGGCGCCCCGACGATCCGCAAGCGCCTGTTCATCATCGCCCGCTGCGACGGCGAGCCGATCGTCTGGCCGCAAGCGACCCACGGCGATCCGCAAAGCCCGGGTGTGAAATCCGGCAAGCTCAAGCCGTTTCGCACTGCCGCCGAATGCATCGACTGGTCTCTTCCCTGCCCGAGCATTTTCGAGCGCAAGAAACCGCTGGCCGAGGCCACCCTGCGCCGGATCGCCAAGGGTATCATGCGCTACGTGGTGGATAACCCGGATCCGTTTATTGTGCCGCTCACCCACCACGGCAAGAGGAAAAACCACGACCTAAAAGACCCGTTCAAGACGATCACCGGCGCGAACCGTGGGGAGTTGGCTCTTATAACGCCATTTGTCACCGAACACGCCAACGCCTCCAGCCCGCGCAGTTGGTCTCCCGTCGAGCCGTTGCGGACCTGTTGCGCCGCCGTCAAGGGTGGACACTTCGCCCTGGTCTCCGCATTCCTCGCCAAGCATTACACCGGCGTGGTCGGCTCTGATCTGCAGGACCCGCTCGGTACAGCTACCACGATCGATCATCATTCCCTGGTTGCGGCCAGCCTGGTGCGGCATTTTGGCCAGAGCGTCGGCGGCTCGGTGAAAGCCCCGTCGCCAACCATCCTTCCCGGTGGCATGGGCAAGACCGGCTTGGTCGCCGCCAGCCTGGTGCGCAACTTTGGCAAAAGCACGGACGCGGATCCAGCCAAGCCGGCATGTACGATCACCGGCAAAGCCAAGGATGCTCTGGTTACCTCGCACCTGGTCAAGCTGCGCGGCACCTGCAAGGACGGCCAGGCGACAACTGCGCCGATGCCTACCGTCACGGCCGGCGGGTTGCATATAGGTGAAGTCCGCGCTTTCCTGTTGAAATATTACGGCACGGATCAAGACCCGAACCTGCGCGAACCGCTGCACACCATCACCACCCGCGACCGCTTCGGTTTGGTCACTGTCAAAGGGGTCGAATACCAGATTGCCGATATCGGCATGCGTATGCTCAGCCCGCGAGAACTGTTCCGTGCTCAGGGCTTCCCGGACGACTACATCATTGACCGCCGCGCCGACGGCACGCCGATCACCAAAACCGCCCAGGTGCGCCTGTGCGGCAACAGCGTCTGCCCGCCAATCGCCGAGGCGCTGGTGCGGGCCAATATCGCCGCCCAGAAGCAGGAGGCTGCATGAAAATCTATCTCGCCGGCCCGATGAGCGGACTACCTGATTACAATTACCCGGCATTCAACGCCGCGGCGAAGGCTTTGCGCGAACTGGGGCACCACGTCGAAAACCCCGCAGAGAATCCACAACCTCCTTGCCGAACCTGGCACGCCTATATGCGCCAGGCAGTGGCTCAGTTGGTGCGCTGTGAGGCCGTCGCTTTGATGCCTGGGTGGGAATCGTCCAAGGGCGCCAACCTTGAACACCGTCTGGCGCAAGATCTCGGGTTGCTGGTGATACCTGTTTGGGATCTTGGGGTTGAGGTGTAAACGATGACCGACAAACTCCAGACCCTGCTCGACCTCGCCGACGAAAACGACCAGGTCGAACTCAAAATGGCGCACAACGCCCGCATCATGGCGATGAAAGCCTATCAGAGCCGCCCCGGCAAGCAGACCGCCGAGGACAAGAACGCTACGCGCGTGGATTTTGAGGAAACCGTCAGCAGGATCTGGACCAAGCACCACCCGCAAGACGCCCCGGCGCCGGAGGGCGAACGTTTTGCCAACCGCAAGCAGGCACTCAACTGGCTGCACGCTCAGGGCTACAAGGTCAGCCAGGGCAAGTTTTACGGCGATTGCAACGCTGGCTACCCCGCCATCCACCGCGACGGCACCATCAGCCGCTTTCAGGTGTTGCAGTACGCCCAGCAGCAGGATGTCGAGCGCCGCAGTTTTAATGGCGCCGGTGAGCTCTCGGAGCAAGAGCAGGAGCTCAAAATCCGCAAACTGCAAAACGAAGTCAGAAGACAGGATCGCGAAGAATCCTTGGCTTCCGGCCGCGTAATCGAGCGCGACCTGGCCGAGCAAAGCATGCGCCTAAAAATCCTGGTGGTTTACGAGAAGGTCGCCGCGCAGTTCCGTCGCGACCAGGAGCAGATCATTCATCGGCTCGGCCTGCCGCCGAAAAAGGCCGCGCAGTTTGTGGCCGAAGCCGTCGGCTGTGTCGACCGCGCGTTTCTCGATATGCGCGCCCGCAAGCATTTCGATGTCATGATTGGAGTCGAGGACGATGCCGCAGAAAGCTGAACAGCTGTTTCCGGACGTCATCATGGCGAACCTGCCGGCCTGGGCCCCGCCGGCCTGGAGCGACGAACTGCTCGGCGTCCGCGCTGTCGTGGAGTTCTGCGGTGACGAGCTCGAGGCCCTCTATCGCATCGCTCGCCGCCCCATGAGCGAGTGGGCCGATGAAGGCGGCTATGTTGCCATCGGCGCCCACGGCTCAGACTGGTCCAGCGAGGTCACGCCCCACGCCGCCAAAATCATGGACACCTGGTGGCAGCCCTCCACCCGCGAGGTGGTTTACTGCGCCGTCGAGCAGGACGGTAAAACCGCCATCATGTACAACTGCCTGGGCGGGTCGCAGGAGATGTCGCCCGGCCCGGCCATGGTGGTCATGCCTACCGAGAAAAAAGCCACCAGCGTCTCCAGCGAGCGACTGCTGCCGATGTTCCGCAACTCGCGCCGGCTCAAGCGTTTGCTTAGCCCTCGCACCGATGATCTCACCCAGTACCTACTGCGACTCAAAAACGGCGGGCGGGTCTTCCTCGCCTGGGCCAACAGCGCCGATGCCCTAAGCTCCTGGCCGATCAAGTACCTGTTCTTCGACGAAACCGACAAGTACCCGACTTTTGTCGGCAACGAAACCGACCCGATCACCCTCGGCGAGCGCCGTGTGCGCACCTACGATGTCGACCACAAGATCTTCAAGGGCTCTACCCCTAGCCGCGACAACGGCGGCTATATCTACAAAGAGTTGAACAGCTGCCCGCAGATCTGGGTCTGGCATCTGCGCTGCACCCACTGCGGCGACAGCTTTCGCGCCGGCGGCGAGCATATCGACATTCCGGACGGAGCCACCTTGGAAAGCATCCGCGCCGGCGAGCACCACATCAGCCTTGCCTGCCCCTGCTGTGGTGGCCTGATGACCAACGCCGAACGCAAGCTGGCCACACGCATGGGCGTATGGGTCTGCGTCAAGGGTGCCGATCTCAAAGAGCCGGAAAAGGTCGGCTTCCATCGCCGGGCCTACGATTGCAAAGACGTGTCCTTGTCCGCCATCGCTATTGCCAAGTTGCGGGCCGACTCAGGCGACATGGCGGCTAAGATCTCTCATGCCAATGGCATCGACTGCATCGACTATGAAGAAGACCACCAGGATCGCAAGGAAGATGCCGTCCTGCGCCTGTGCGACGAGCGCCACGCCGGTGATGTCCACCCCGAGAGCGACATCCTGACCATCCAGATTGATACCCAGGACAAAGGGTTCTGGTACACTATCCGCGGTTGGCAATACGGCCCGCTGCTGAGCTCCTGGCTGGTCAAGGCCGGCTATGTCCCCAGCGCCAACGCCGACGATTTCAGCGCTCTCGATCAACTCATCTTTGATGAGGTCTATACAACCGCCGCCGGAGCCGAGCACCGCATCGCTTACGGCATCATCGATTCGGCCGGACACCGCACCGCCGAGGTCTATGCCTGGTGCCGCCGGACCGGCATTTTTGCCAGCAAGGGCGCCAAGGGCAGAAAAACCCAGCCGGTTACCGTCAGCAAGATGGAAGTCTTTCCGGGCACTAGTCGACACATCCCTGGCGGCCTGCTGCTTTATCACCTCGACACCCACTACCACAAGGATCTGCTCAACAACAAACTGCAGATCGAGGCGACCGATCCCGGCGCCTTCGTGCTGCACTCCGGATATTCCAGCATGCAACGCGCGCTGCTGAACAAAGCGCCGGAACTGCCGCTTGCCAATGGCCTGCTGCCCTATGCAAAGCATTTTTGCGCCGAATACCGCGACGAAAAAGGTTTGTGGCAGTGCGCGACCGGCGCCGACAACCACCTGTGGGACTGCGAAAACATGGGTATTGCCCTGGCCTACTACCTCGGGTTTCACAAAAAGGCCCGCGAAGAACAGCAAGCGGATGCGCACACCCCAACCAGCAAACCGAACAGCGGGTTGCCAAGCAAACCAAACTGGTTTAACCGCCGCAGCGGGTAGCTGCGAGCGGGATAAACATTTTAAATGGAGGATGCAATGACACAGGGCACTATGGTTGTTTTTCGCAAAGAGGAGTTAATCACCGTCAGCCAGTTTTCCAATCGGCTCGGCATCAGTCGCAGGCAGGGCTACAACCTGGTCGAAAAAGGCCGCGCCAACGGCGGTGTGCTCGCTTTCCGTTTCGGAGACAAGCGCTGCTATCGGATCCCGGTTTCCGAGGTTGAACGGATGAAGAGTCATAATACGATTGAGGAGGGGTAAAAAACAACCCACACCTTTCTAACTATATAAAATGATTACTGTTTTTCCTGTGTAACTGGATTACGTTATATCTTTTGATTCATTTCACAACAAAAAGAATAAAAGCTAATAAAAACATATATTTACACACCGGATATAAAGCCTTTTCGGATGAATGCACAACATATTAGTCGGACTGTGCCATAAAGAGGGCTTATAAGGCAGATATCGAAGCCTATTTTTTAGGCAGAAAGGCAACATCATGGATATTAGAAATATCTCCATCACCGAAATCAACCCGGCCGACTACAACCCGCGCACAATCGATGCCGCCGTCATGGAACGCCTGGTGGAGAATATCCGCGAGTTTGGCCTGGTCGACCCGCTCATCATCAATGCTGACATGACCCTGATCGGCGGGCACCAGCGACTGAAAGCACTCAAAACCCTGGGTCACGATCACGCGCCCTGTGTCGTGCTCAACCTCGACAAAAACCGCGAAAAACTTCTGAATGTCGCGCTCAATAAAATCAGCGGCGAGTTCGACAAGGATGGCCTGCGGTCGCTGCTCACCTCCCTCGACGACAGCTTACTGGATCTCAGCCTCACCGGTTTTGATCAGCTTGATCTCGACAAGCTCATCCTGCCGGCCGCGCCTCCCCAGCTCCAGCAATGGCAGTTCGACGAAACCTATGAACCCTTCTGGGTGGTCATCCGTGGGCCGATCGATCATCTGGCCGTGCTGAAACAGGCCATAGCCAACCTCGATCTACAGAACTGCGTGGTGGAGTACTCGGCATGAGACAAACCTGGGAGCAAATCGACAATACCGACCGTGGCGAAAAGATCGCCATGCGCCTGTCGCTTCTTGCCGAGATCGCAGATCCGAGCGTGTTGGAATGCTTCGCCGGCGAAGGCAAGATCTACCATGCCTGCTACCGGAACTATCCCTGCGTCGGCCTCGATCTTAAAGCTATTGCCGATGGTCGCACGATTATCCATATTGACAACCGCCGGTTTCTGCGCAGCGCCGATCTGTCTAGATTCAACGTCTTTGATCTGGATGCCTACGGCTCACCCTGGCATCAGTGGTTGATCATCCTTAAACGCCGGGTGGTCGCACCCGGCGAACAGATCGCCGTGTTTCTGACCGACGGCCTCGATTTCAAGATGCGCATGTCGTCACTCCCCGACGGCTTGCGCCCTTATCTGGCGATCCCGCCCGGCATGAACGTGCCTTTTTTAAACAAACACCACGATTTCATCAACGCGCGCATTGTCGACCGCTCAACCCGTGCCGCCGGCCTGCAGATCGTGCGCGCCCTGGTCGCGCGCAACCCGCGCGGCAATATGCGCTATTATGCGTTAATTATAAAAAAAGTGTAGTAAAACCAAGTAGTTGTGATATAATCAAATGAAATCAACCCAAGGAGGAACACTATGTCGATCATTTACCAGCCGTCCGGAAAAGCCCGCGAATACTGCGACCTCGCCGCCAACCTCTATGCCGGCTGCAGCCACGGCTGCAGTTACTGCTACGCCCCGGCCGCTCTGCGCCGTAAGGCCGAAGCCTTCCTGCAGGCAGCCCCCCGCAAGGACGTGATCCGCCAGATTGAAAAGGAGGCCCCGGCCTACGCCGGGCAAGAGGTTCATCTCTGCTTTACCTGCGACCCTTACCAGCCGATCGAGCGCGAGTTTCGTTTAACCCGCCAGACCCTGGAGATTTTTACGCGGCACGGCGTGCGCGCCCGCGTGCTGACCAAGGGCGGCACGCGCTGCCTCGACGATCTGCAGCAGCTCAAGGCCAACCGCGCCATCGTCGGCGCCAGCCTGACCTTTTTGAATGATCAGGATTCCCTGCGCTGGGAGCCCGGCGCCGCTCTGCCCCAGGATCGCATCAACGCCCTGGCAGAACTCAAGTATGCCGGTGTTGAAACCTGGGCCAGCCTGGAGCCGGTCATCGATCCCGAACAAAGCCTGGAGATCATCCACCGCTATCACCCGCTGATCGACACCTTCAAGGTCGGCAAGTGGAATCACAGCGCCGCCGCCAAGCAGATTGACTGGGTCGACTTCGCCGCACGAGCCGTCGCCCTACTTGAGCAG